ACTAGAACCTGAATCTGTAGTAGCATTTTCTATAATCCATATTTTAGAAATAGTGTCTGGAGCAAGAGTAACGGTACAGTTTTGTCCTAAAGCTCCTGTAAGTTTAAGGTAAAATGCTCTTACCCCATCAGAAGCTCCATCTGCCATTGTAATAGTAGCCGTAGAAGCATTACTTAATGCCTCTGTGCCATATCCAAACGCTTCGCCTATTAACTCTAAACTAACATTTGTTGCCGTACCCCAAGTTCCAGATCGTTCTCCAGAACCTATTTCTTCTAATCTTAAATTGTTTACATATGTGCTCATGATAACTCCTTATGCCGCAATTTCTTTCCAATTAGGTTCTTGGTCAGGTACATTTAACCCCCAAACAAACCCTACTCCTACAATACCAACAGCAGCGGCTCCAGTAACATCAATAGGAACATTTCCATCTCCTGTTACGGTAACACCATTAACTGCTCCAGTGCCAACAATATCAGTAGTAGTTATCGTAAAATTCGCATCTCCTGTTATAGTAACTGCAGATAAACCACCTGTTCCTACGCTTCCTGTAGCTGTTACCGTTGCTGTCCCTGTTAATGTTGCTGCTCCTGGAGAACCTGTCCCTACGATATCTGTAGTAGTTATTGTAAAATTTGCTGTTCCCGTTACAGTAGGAACAGTTACTGCTCCTGTTGCAACAGGTATAATTGAACTAGAATCTGTATTCCACGTTCCAGTATTCCACGCTTGACTAAGGCTTCCCCAACCTAAATATGGAACAACTGCATCGGCCATTTAAGCAATCCGAATAATCGCATTTGAAGCATCTGCGGCAGGAAAAACGATAGTAAAATCACCAGAACTTGCCGCTTTATCTGCACTAAAATCTAAAACCAATACCGTAGGGTTAGTAACAGAAATAGAAGTAGTATCAGGGCTAGTATTATAAATTAATGCTCCCCTAACAGCAGAAATACTAACGTTTGAAAAAACCAAATTATCAAAATCAACTAGTGCTGTTGTACCAGATAAAGTAGGGTCTATTGTGTTAAGGGTTCCTCCCCCTGCACTATAATTTGTACCAGATACTTCATTACCTGAGGTATATGCTGTTGTCGCCGCTGTAAACGAAGCACTATTAGTATACAAAGCTAATTTGAAAGTGTCTCCTGAAGCAGAAGTATCAAAATCGTGTACGCCAAAGAGCAACTCTTTTTTAAAAGAGCTACACATAAAATTCCCATTAAACGCCATATTAAAGTCTCCTTATCAGTTCAGCTAGTTCTGGGTGTCCTGCGTCTACCAAAGCGTTAAAAACAGTTGTTCTATCACTTTGTACCGCCTGTTTCATGTAAGAAGCAATAACTTTCTCAATATGAACACTAAATGCACGAGCTTGGTCTCTTATAGCAGGTTCTGCATTATCAGAAACAAAAACTAATTTTTTAACGCACATAGAGGCTACTTCTTCTGGAGTAGATCCTCTTCTATCCGTAGTATGCACTTCTACCGCAAAATCATCAGGCAATTTTAAACTATCCGTAAACATTATGTCCTAGCTTTCTTTATATATCCTGCAGAATAATCATCTGTAACTTCTAACGCTTCACCCATGTTTTTCAACCGACTAATTGCTTCTGCGTATCTTTGATTATACATAGTCATTACATCTTGCTCACCTTTCATGAAAAGGTAGCACTCAGAAAGAGAAGCATACAATAATGCTACCTCTCCATTTTCACTAAGCCAACTATTAGTAGTATCTGCACCTAAAGAAGTGATCACACCAGTTGCTCCACTTGTGCCTCCTGTTATCGTTTCTCCTACCGTATAGTTTTGGCTAGGTATTTCAACCGTAATACTGGTGCTTGTGTCTAAAATACTTATTGTAGAGCTTTGCCCACTTGTGCCTCCTGTTATCGTTTCCCCTATAACAAAAGTACCTGAAACATTACTCATACTCAGTAAATAAAGGCTTTTAGTTAAACTAAGTGGTCTGTAAAAATAACTCAATTCAGCAGTAAAAGTATCATTTGGTGTGGGGGCTAAAACAAAATTATTTACATCAAACTGCCCATAATATTTAGGGACACCTGTTGTTGCTGAGTTCGGATTATAAGATTGAACAAATTCTAACTCTTTAAACTGTAAGTATTCATATGAACTACTGTTTGTAATACTTAAAGAAAGAGGAGATAAAAAATCGCTAGGAACAGCTAAATAAGAATTACCTATAGACAATGTTCCTGTTACATTTTTTTGGAAAACAGTTAGCTGAGTAGATTTTAATATGCGCTCTTCCGCTAACCGAACAAACATATCCATAGAGTTAAGGAATGTTGTTTCTGTATTTTGGGTATAATTTTGTAATGCTTCTTTTAGTGTTGTATATGTAAAACTCATGAAATAACAACCTCCACTTTACCGATAGAAGTAATCGCTTGTGTGGAAGCAATTTTCAAAGGTGGGAATACCTCTTGCCCGACATATATATCTAACCCTTCAGGTCTATCTGGTCTAGGGTCATATAAAGATTCTGGTTCAAAAGGGGGTGGCGGTGGCTCTAACTGTGGATGTTTTGTTTCAAAACACTCAGGACACACTTTTAAATTGTTCCACTCTTTTTGCAAAGAACCATACGGATATTCAAACCCACAACGGTCACAAATTGCTTTTGAGTGTTTTCCAGAAGCATACTTCATCGTATAAACGTATAGTAGTCGCGACTAGGCGTTAAACTCAAACTTGCTCTATCTCTATCTTCAGCTGCCGCTCTTTCAAACTCTTCTTCATATACGGCCTTTAATATTTGAGTTCGTTGCGGAGCGCGTTTAAGAGAAATATAATAAGCTAATCCTGCAGACAAACATGGGTAAAACCTAAAAGGAACATCTACTGTGTTTTGTGGGTTATCTACATCATCTATTCTAGTTAATTTATCATACACTAATGTGTAAGTATTATTATCTGGAGTAGGCCACAGTTTTATAGAAGGGGTAATTAATCTATCTACATAAAACTGCGTGGGTCTAGAAGAGCTGTTTTTAGTAGCAATGTTGATATAAGCATCTCTACTAATTCTACTTATAGCAATATCTGTTTGCCCTGAACCTGTTCCTGTTCTAATAACAGCAGACAATATATCTATTGTAGATTGAGGAGGAGACAAAGAAACAACAGCAGAAACGGTGGTGCTTGCCCCACTTGTTGCACCTGCTATCGTTTCTCCCACAGAAAAAGTTCCGTTTGTTGGCTCTGATATACTAAACTCCGAAGAGCTAAGAGCACTAAGAATTACACATTTAGCTCCGCTTGTAGCCCCCGTTAAAGTTTCGGCCACTTGAAAAGAGTTTACTGTTGCAACAGCTAAAGTCAATTCAGAGGCAGGATAAATAGATACTCCTGTAGCCAGTGGGAGAGTAACTTGTTGTATCGTCCATCTGTTTAGACCTCTGTTAGCCCAATCAGCAAACAACAGGTTTAGAGACCTACGCGCACTCGTGAGGTCCCAACCTGTACGCACTTCAAGACCACAACGTTCAAAGGCCTCTTCAACGTACTCAGCTACATCAAGCTCAAAATCTGTAGAACCAGAAACTGCCATAAACTACACCTTAACTGTAAGGACCTTTGACCATACCGCCACGAGCCATTTTTTTGACTTTACCGCCACGAGCCATTTTCTTAACGCTACCGCCATATCGTTTTTTCATTTTTCCCTTGCTTTTTTCCGGTTTTTCCTCAGAGTCGATAGCATTGTATCGAGCCATTGCATCCGCTTGTTTTTGCCTTTTCTTTTCTTCCTCTGTCATTTCATAAATGATATCATTAAGGTGACTTTTGTTATTAATTGCATAACGTCCTCGCATAAAATCAATATATCCGAATGTATGTCTTCTACAAATAATTAAATATTCGTATTGTTTTTCGTGTCGCTTTCTAAAAGCGATAACTCCGCTACCTATCAACGGTTTTCGACAATTATGAAAACTATGTCCTGATTTATCGCAGTTATTACAGTAGTTTTGATTATGCATCTATTAATTA